CATCTGTTCTTCAAGGATGACGAAACTGTCATGCAACTGCATGTGCCAGTGGTTGACCACATTTCGGTACACCCGAACTGTCTCCACATGTGGCGACCGCAAAAGCAGGAAATACCAAGACCACCTTCGATCTTGGTGGCTTAGGGGTAGATATGGCAAAGGGTAGGCCGCTCCGCTTCATATCGGGGAACTACATTGATCGCGTCAACGATGCGGTGTTTGTCGAAATAGGCGAAACCACCGTCTATTTCGCTGACCGCAAGGTGATCGCGATGTACGCCCACGATGCGCTTTATCGCGTCAATGCGCTCGACAGCGGCATCATGTACAAACGTGTGCGGAGCGCCATGCTGCGACACAAGCCACGCAAGGTGCATGAGATGAAGCGTGAAGACCTGAATGCAATGGTCGAGGCTGCGATCATGACCATGGCGTCCAAGCTGGTGGATGAAAAGCTGGGGCTGGAAACCGCATGAGCGAGATCACTTTTGCCTGTGAGCCGGTGGTGTTTGGGTCCATTGCCGAACCGGTCCCGGCCAAGAAGATCATCGAAGACTGGTTCCGCAAGCTGCCGATGGACCTTCCGGAATACAACATCCTTGAGAACTTCGGCAGGACGGTCAAAGCCTGCCCGCCCTTCTTGGACGCCATGACGCTGGGCTACATGTTTCTGGTGCCCGCCGACTTCAAGATAGAGATCACCGGCAACGGCACCCACTTCAACGCCTATTGGCGCTATCCGGAACCCTATATCGACGGGCATCCACCGAGTTCCATCACCGGACATCCCAAGCATGGCAAGATCATCGTCAAGGTGTTCACCATGTGGGGCATCAAGACCAAGCCGGGATGGTCCACGCTGATCTTCCCGCCAATCAATCGTGCCGAACTGCCTCTAGAGGCAATGGCCGGAGTGCTGGACAGCGACCGGATGCACGATGTCCTGACCATTCCATGCTTCTGTAATCTTCCCGATGGTCTGCATTTCATTCGCAAGGGCACGCCGCTGGCACAGGTGCTGCCTTTCAAGCGGGAGGAACTGAGTATGGTGGCACGGGGAGAGACACCGGAAGAAAAGCTTCTGCGGGAGAACCACAGGCGTCTGATGATGTCCGAGGTCGGCTCCTACCAGCGCAAAATCCGGCATAAAGGCTACGACGACAAAGACGTGGGGCATGATTGAGTATTCGAGCACACCGGAATTCTTTTTCCACGACGAGATGGGCAACGATATCACCTCCGTCTCAGTCGGAGAGGTGTGGCTGTACTTCTACAAGCAGACACTGATCGGCGTGCGTGACATGCGCAACAACAGGGCTGTGTTCCTGCGCGTCACGAAAATCCCCAAACCGGATGGCTATTCGCACCGGCACGAAATCACCTACGACATTGTGCTACGGGCGACCAAGGAACCCTACCACAATCAGGAAACTCCGAAATATCTGCACGCGGAGGAACTGACTGCCTTGGCTATCGCGTGGGTGGCTGAAGGCTTGACCAAACACGTCGATCTGGCGCTGCACGCTTAACCTTCTTCCTTAGATGCTTCCACAAAATCGGTTTGGTGGGATTGACAGCCCAGCCGAACCGGATATGATTTGGGCCGGACGACAAAAAACCGGTCCGACTATAAAGAAACGTTTCAGGAGAAACAAATGAAAATTTCCGACGCCAAGACCCTGCTTACCACCATTCTCAAGTACAACATCGACCAACATCTGGCCGGTGTTTCGCATAAGCACTTCATTATTCCTTGCTTCATCGGTGATCCCGGTGTCGGCAAGACTTCCATTCCCAATCAGGTTGCCGCCGAAGAGGGCGTTCCTCTTCACACCACCATCATCGCTCAGTATGACGCTGGCGAAATGGGTGGCTTCGGCATTCCCACAGACGTGGTTTTCGAAGAGGAAGACGACGAGGGAAAAATCCGCCGCTACACTGAGAAGCGTGTGATCCGGGCACGCCCCGATTATCTGCCTGATCCACGTACTCCGGAAGGCGTTGTCGGTATCTGGAACCTTGACGAACTGATGCAGGCGTTTCTGGCCAACCAGAACATTTGCAGCCAGATCGTCAACGAGTACCGGGTTGGCGAACATCCGATTTCTCACGGCATCACCATCTGCTGCACCGGCAACAAGCCTGAGAACAAGGCCGGTACGACCACCATGCCGATGCACTTGAGGGACCGTCTGATGTTCATCAACATCGAAGCGGACCACAAGGACTTCAATGACTACGCCAACCAGCGCGGTCTGCATCGTTGGGTCCGTGCCTTTGTCCAGAAGAACCCGGCGTTCCTTCACAAGTTCGAAGTCGGCGTCAACGCTTTCCCGTCACCACGTTCTTGGGAGCGGACTTCGGAACTCCTGAAGATGGGCCATGCGCCGCACATCCTGACCGAGTGTCTGTATGGCCAGATTGGTGAGGGTATGGCTTCGCAGTTCCTTGCATGGGTCAAGGTCGAAGACCGGTTGCCGAGTGCCGAGGATGTTGTGAAAGACCCTGAAGGTGTGCCGGTCTTCGGGGATCGCGATGCCGACGTGAACTACATGCTGATGGCGAACCTTGTTGAGGTGGCGGACAAGAAGAACCTTGGGCAGATCATCAAGTACCTGAAGCGCATGCCCAACAAGGAATTCGTCGCCATGTGGGCCAAGGATGTCCAGCAGCGGCATCCGGAAGTCAACGACCTGAAGGAGATGACAGAGTTTAAGCTGTCCACGTTGACAAAAATCCTCATCTGATACTGCGGTTTCCGGTCCTGTTTCGGCGGGACCGGTTTCCGGAATATCAACGAAGGGTAGCAAGAAGTTAGGAGAAACAAATGGCTAATCTTTCACATCGGGCCGTCATGGTGGTCCTCAATCAACGTGCATGGAAGGGCAAGGCGGTGGACCGTGAGGTTGCTGCACAAGCCGAAATAAACGCCAACGCAGAACAGGGCACGATGACTGTCATCAAACAGTTGACGCCGAAGTACCTGATCCAGCCGATTACCAACATCATGCAGGAAGGGCGGGCGGCGCATTACAAGAAGACCCTTCCCGGTCTGTTCCGTGGTCAAGCTATCCTGCCGACGAAGATGTTCGAGGATTACATGGTCGAGCAGCAGGAGTACGGCGACCAGTTCTTCAGTGCCGTCGATAAGTTCATCGGCATCTATCCGGATATCCGCGAAGCAGCGAAAGGCAAGCTGGGCACGTCCTATAAGGAAAGCGATTTCCCGACAGCCGATGCCATCCGCTCGTACTTCGACTACAAAGTGACGCCGGGACCGATCCCTGAAGCGACTGACTTCCGCCTTGAGGGGGTCAGTGCCGAGAACACCGCTGTCTTCAGCAGCGAGGTTCAGGATAGCGTCAAGCAACTCTATGCCGACGCCACCAAGACCATGTTCGACAGGGCGCGAGCCTATCTGGAGAACTTCTACCGGCAGGCTAAGAACTACAACGTCAAGGCACCGGGGGCCATGCTGCGGGACGCCACCATCGATCAGATGAATGCGTTTGCCGAGATGGTCTGCGACATGAATATCACTGGTGATCCTCTGCTGGAACAGGTTGGCAAGGAACTCCTCAAGGACTTCGTTGACCTGTCGGGCAAGGAACTCCGCAAGTCCGCCGAGATGCGCACCGAGATTGCCGACAAGGCCAAGCGCATTCTCGACAAAATGACCCCGGTCAAGCGTATCGCTGCCTAAACTCTGTGAGGGGGAGCGATCCTCCCCCTTACACCTTCACTCTGAGCCGGACGATTTCCGGCATATTGACCGGAGCCGCTGGCGGCGGTATGGTCGGACGATAAAAATCAAGCCCTACAGGAGAAACTCAGCATGTCATTGATCACAGATGGTGAAGAGAAAATCACCAAGGCAAAGACCAAGCTGGTGCTCAAGCACCCGTTCTTCTCAATCGTCGCGCTTGGCCTTCTCTACAGGAACGCGACCGAAGACCACATGCCAGAGATCAATACGATGGCCACGGATGGCCGTCATATCTGGTGGGACGAAGAGTTCACGGACAAGCTGACTGTCGCTGAGACGGTCGGCGTGATTTGTCACGAGGTTCTGCACGTTGTCTTCATGCACTGCCTTCGGCGCGGTGCCCGTGACCCATTGATCTGGAACATCGCTTGTGATTACGCGATCAATCACATCGTTCTGGATGCCGGTCTGACCTTGCCATCCGACGCATTGTTTGAGCCGAAGTACAAGGATTGGTTGGTCGATGCGATCTATGATGACCTGATCAAAAACCGTCCGGATTTGCCGAAGCGTATCACTCTGGGACGCCCATGCCCCGATGGCGATGATGGCGAAGGCAACGGCAAGCTTCCCCCGCAACCGGGTAAGGGAGACAAGGGCAAGGATGGCAAGACGCCTCTGTGGGGCACCGTCATGGAGCCGCGCAACGATGACGGCACGCCGATGAGCGATGCCGAGAAGCGCGAACTGGAAGAGGAGATCAAGATCAAGGTGGTGCAGGCCGCTGAAGCAGCCAAGTCAATCGGCAAGCTGCCGGTCGCTCTTGAAGGTCTGGTCAAGGCTGTCGGCAAGCCGACTGTCGATTGGAAGGCGTACATCCAGCAATGGGTGAGCGGCAAGGTGCCGGACGATTACACTTGGAAGCGCCCGAACAAGAAGATGCTGGGCCTCTACGGTCTGGTCACTCCGTCCATGCAGTTGAACGGCTGCGGCACTGGCGTCATCTCCATCGACACATCCGGTTCCGTGAGCAACGAGGAACTGGTGAAGTACATCACCGAGATCGCTGGCGTCGTGGAAATCTGCAACCCGGACAAGCTGTACATCATGCAGCATGACACTCACGTCCACCGTGTCGATGAGTGGGAACAGGGCGATACCTTCGACCACCTGAAGATCACTCACCGTGGCGGCACATGCATCCGTCCGTCATTCGAGAAGGTCAATACCTTCGATGAACAGATCGACTGGATGATCTGCTTCACTGACATGGGGATCAATGACTTCCCGTCCGTGAAAGAGGCACCGGATTTCCCGGTTCTGTGGGCGGCGACGGGTCCGGACATTGCTCCCTTCGGTACCTATCTCTCGCTTCGTGATCCGATCAGCGCGGTGTCGTGATGATGGATCGTGAGAGGGCAGTCCTGACCTTCAAGGATATCAGGACACTCAAGCGGATGATGTCGGCGTATAGCGCCGACATCAAAGACGTAAGGCGCGGCAAATCGTGGAACGTCGAGCACGAGATCAGGGGGCTCTGTGAGCGCATGAAGCTGATGCGCAAGGGACAGCGGGACCGCTCCGCTGATCCTTTGCAAGTCAAGAAAAGCTTCGCTCTCAATGCCGAGAAGGATATCAAGAGATGCCTGACGGACATATGTAGCAAGCGCAAGTTCAACGAAACAATTATCGTAGGAGGAAAAGACACAGGAACATGTGAATACAAGGAGGGGATTAACCGATACTCCAAGCCTACAGTAACGCTGTGCGTAGGGCATATGTGGTATCGCAATGTCTTCAAGAACATCTACGACCACAATCGGCTGGTCCAGAATGATTACATCATCCTGTCAGCCGTCGAGTACCGGACCAATGTGCCGCATGTCAGGCTCTACGAGGCTGTCGCTTACGGCATCAGCGAGAAGGGACAAGTGAACGGCTGGATCGGCCAGTCGAAACTGGGTGAGCAACTCTGTTCCTTCAGGACAGACAAGCAAGCCGCAATCCAAGCAGCGCAAAGGCTGACAGTCAGGTCAGTCAATGAACAAATATCAGGAGAAACAAATGGCTAGCATCATCGAAAGCATCAAGGCAGCGGAAGCAGAGGCTATGGAACCCAAGATCAATCCCGAATTCAGAGACTTGCTCGACATCCAGTCGGAGGTTTCCTACGAGGAACTGAAGAAGATGATCGAAGCGGAGGGTATTCGCGATCCCATCGTCGTATGGGCAGAGCAGAACGTGATTGCGGACGGTCATAACCGTTTCAAGATCGCCAAGGAACTGGGCATCGAATGCCCACGAGTGGACAAGTCCTTTGCCGACGAGGCCGAGGTCAAGACGTGGATCATTCGCAACCAGTTGGGGCGGCGCAACCTCACTCCGGCACGCTTCGAATACTACATCGGCAAACTCTACAACGAGCAGAAGGCTGAGACTGCACAGGAAAAGCAGGAAGGCGGCGGCAACGTTGCCGAGAAGCTGGCGGCTGAATTCGAAGTGTCGGAGAAGACCGTTCGTCGCTACGGCACCAATGCCAAGGGCATCGACGCCATCGAACGCATCCGTGGCAAGCTTGAGAAGAACAAGCAGTTGTCGAACAAGCCGACCTACACCAGTGAGGAAGTCGCCGTCATCGGACAGGCTCCCAACACCACGGTTGCGGCGAAGACCCTGAAGAACATCGATGACTATAAGAAGCAGAAGGCAGAGAAGAAGCAGGAAGACAAGGCTATCAAGGCTGCTGTGGTGGACAAGCAGACCTACTACGGTGTCGCCCTGTGTGAGCCAGACTTCTCCGCTTCCGGTTTCTCCATCTCGACAGAGCCGAAGCCGACGCTCGACAAGAACGCCGCCTGCTATGTGATCGTGCCGGATGAGTGGCTGGCCGAGGGCATCAAGCTTCTCGACAAGTGGGGTCTGCGCTACGAGGCCAGCTTCATCTACTGGTCATCGGCCAAGATCGATGACGGTCAGTTCTCCAAGATCGTCCATCGCAACGTGTTGCTGGCGACCAAGGGCCAGATCACCGGACCCAAGGCAGGGCAGGAAGCATCCTCCTGTGTCCTGCTCAACGGTGATATCGGTCCTGCCGTGGTCAAGCTGATCGACAGCTACCACAACGGCAACACCAAGAAGCTGGACATGCGCCGTGGTGCCAAGGCCAACGGCAATTGGGAGATCGTCTCCGTCAAGTGATTGGGTAGCGAGGGGCCGGTTCGTCCGGCCCCTGTCTGAGCAATCACGCTCAAGGGGTAGACCATGACCAAGAAAGAACAAGCCGCCGCTCTGCGCAAGCAGATCGAATACCTCAAGCTGACCGAGGGCGCGAAGCTGTTCAATCTCACCGAACGCTATCGCGAGAACTCCAAGCGGGCCATCGCCTTCAGGAAGAAGATCGACCGACTGGAGACTGAAATCGAGAAACTAGAGGGGGGCAAATGAAGAAGTTCAAGTGGACCGAGGAGGAAGACCAACTGCTGCGGCAGTTGGCGCAGCAGAAGGTGGCGCTTGGCTTGATCGCACACAAGCTGCGGCGCTCACGACCAGCCGTCATAGCACGGGCAACCAAACTGAAGGTGCCACTCATCCACACTGGGAATGGCTCTCTGCCGTAACCGATTTGTAGGGAGAATTTGAAAATTTTGCGCAAAATTTAGAGCAGGGGTAGCAACATGATGGTTCTCGACACAGCTTTGGCGCATGGCGTGATGCTGACCAACGGCATCAAGCAAAAGCTTAAGTATCTCAAACCGTTCACGAGGCGTTTCGTTTTCAACGCCGACGCATCACACAAGCAGGGACGCTTCGCGATGGAAGCGGCAGACACCATCTGCCGCAACGCCAACTACATCGTGAAGCCGTATCCCAACACGTACATTGAGATCGACAATCACGCCTGTATCAGGGGCGCGAAGAACGATGTGATGTTCGGTGCCGATGAGAGGATCGGCTACCTGTGGACGGAGTACGGGCAGTGCTTCGTCTGCTACGGCAGCGGACACAAGGCAGAGTGGTCGCCCTTCGTCTATGCACAGCACGGCACGGGCGGTGATGGCGACCGGCTGTGGGAAATCTACGACAAGCAGATCGTCCAGCTTGATGACAGCATGGACGATGAACGGATGACCTACGCCCGGTTCAAGCAGTACCTCATGATCGGACAGGTCGCTCCTGATCTGAGGCCGGACGTAAACAAGTTCTCCCACAATCTCACCGATCTCTATGAGATTGGTCTGGCCAGATCAGATATCCCAATGGAGGTTCTTGAGGCGGCATTCAACGAGAACATCGGCACCTACAAATATGCACTGGCATGCCTGATGCTGCTGGATGAGAGGATCAAGCGGCAGCTTGTCCACGTCCCGGCCACACGCAAAGTGATACAGGGCAAGCTGACTGCCGTCGCCAAGCATGACGTGGTGACCATCGATCTTGATGTGCCGACGATCCGCAAGGTCTATGCCAAAACCGCTCATCAGGGAGGGCACCAAATCGAACATGATGTGTCCGAACACTGGGTCTATTACGACTGCTCGACGCAGTGCCAGCATGACTGGCAACCCTTCACCTCAGAGGAAGCGACCGAACGTGACCTGAAGTACGGGCACAAGGAACCACTGCGCCGTGAAGTCTGCTCCGACTGCGGCGGACGGCGCACCCGCAAGCCATCCTATGTGGCGGGCGATCCCAAGAAGGGATCGACGGTCGGCAAGAAGCGATACCGGGTGATCGCAAGCCAAGAGAAGAACGTTATCAACGTGGACTTCAAGAAGAGGAAGGGATGATGTTGCGGATCGCACTCGCTCTCCTCTATATGTCTACTCCCGCATGGGGGCAGACATGTACCATCGTCACCGATGGCACCATCGCAATCTACGAACACGAGATCGCACACTGCAATGGCTGGTGGCACGAACCCTTCGCGCCCAATCTCGTGCCGCCACGAGAGTACGTGCATCCCTACGATGGGTTGCTCACCGTCTATCTCACCGGACATAATTACGGGGAGCACATGGCAATCATGTCGCTGGCCCCGATGGACACCAAGTACATCTTCAGGTGGGACGAGACGGTCGAGACTATCTGCCGACAGCTTTGGCAGGAGCGGGGGATTGCGGCGTCAAAGAAATTTGAGGGACGCTTGTCTGGCTGCGCGGTTCCGTGAGCACGCCGTCCAGTGCCCGCACGCATGTGCGCAGACACGTTACATCGAAGGGCCACGGAATATCCAAGAGAACCAGATCGATAAGAGCGATGCGGTACTGCTTGCCCATCGCCTTATCCATTCCCTTAACGATGTAACAGACAGACATCACTGCATTGGCTTTTCGTGCAGCTATCCGTGACGGATCGCTGTGTGCCACGCCGTTGAAGTCGGGCGACTTCAGCCCGACGAACGTCGCCCGATGCAACTTATGTAGCAAAGCGACGAGCAGACTGTACTCAACCGCACTGATGGTATCATTCAGCAGCAGCCGGTCGATCTCGCTGTCGTCCAAGACCTTGCCTTGGTATCCATTCGAAGCCGTGAGTTTGGGTACGACAGTGAACCGTTTCGCCAGTTCAGGCGAACCGTAATCAGTAGCGACGATTGAAGAGGTTTTCTGTTTCGATGAACTCTTCCCCATCACGCGCTTCCCGATAACTGGTTGGCCCATTGGGGGAGTATGGATGAAGGTCATCCATGATGTCTGTCAAGTAGGTATTGGTGGCGGTGTCGTAGAGGATTTCACACTCACCCTCTTTACCCATCCAGTCGTAGCGGGTCTTCCAGTTGATGAACTTCACCACTCCCGGCTTGTCGGGCACACGATAGACGGTCAGTCCGAAGTCCGCCTTGGAATACCAAGCTGCCGATCCCGACACATGATAGCCGCGCGGCGGCGGATAGTTGCCGTCCCTGTCCGGCATCAGCTTGGTCGGATGGGCGATCAGCCACAGATGAATGCCGTGGTACTGCGCCGTCAGGCGCAGCGTCGTCAGCATGTCATCGATCCACTGGGTTTCGTTCACATCCTTGGTCGGGCGGGCAATGTAATTGTAGGGATCGATCACCGCACCGGAGATGCCCCACCGGAACACTGCTGTCTTGATGCGCTCGACAATGGAAGCCAGTGAAGCCTTCTGCCCATCGTCCTGCGACAGGAACTTGAAGTGCTCGTTGATGAACGGCAGGCAGTCTTCCAGTTCCCGCTTGCTCATCCGCTCACCCGCCCTATCCGTCTCAAAGAAATGCTTTTGGGTCAGCATCTCCGCAAGCTTGGCGATATGAACGTGGATGGGGTTCTCAAATGAACAGATGGCGAACGACTGTCCGTGCCGACGCGCGAGATTGAGCATGAACTGGTCCACCATCGTGGACTTGCCGTGACCGGGGATGCCGGTGAGGATCGTCAACAGGCCGGGACCACACGAGTAAAGGTCATCGATGGGTGGCATGCCCGTGAGAATGCGTTCCCCAAGTCCGTCGTCGTATAGCTTGGTCACGTTGCCCGCAAACGCAGAGGCTTCGTACAACCCTTCAATGGGCCACGGCTCTGCCAGTTCCACACATGTCCTAAGTCTTTCCCCACCATGCTTTAACAGGACATCGTTAGCATCCTTGCAATCGTCCGGAAATGCAACCCTCCAGCAACGGTGCTTGCCGATGCGGCGGGCCAGTTCCTCTGCAAGTTTGGTGCCGGGTTCGTCTGCGTCACTGGCAATGACGATGCGCTTGGCTGCATCCATCTTTTCTTTGGCTGACCACAGGAACGCCATCGTCGTCTTGATGTCGGTGCCTTCGTCTCTGGTAAAACTGGATGAGCCATTAGGCACGGAGGTGGCGTTGGCTACGCCAGCCTCACCGAAGGAGAGCATGTCCATCTCACCTTCGCAGATGATGAAGTCGCTGTTCTTCTCCATGTCCACCAGTTGCAGCCCGCACAATGAACCCAGCGTGGTGTCACAAGTGTTCGCCTTCTCAGCCATGCAGCGGACCTTGTGCCCCTGCACTCTGCCATTAACGATATACGGGAATGCGACAGCCCAATCCTCACGCCTGAGATCGTGGAAGTAGGCGAGTGCATTGACCACCCCGTAGGATGCAGCCGTCTCTTCAGAGATGCCGCGCCCCTTGAGGAACTGCTTGGCTATCGGATCAAGGATGGCTTCGATCTTCTTGACGGCACCCTTGGCGACCTTCTTCTCCGTCCACTTGGGTTCAGCGTCACGTTTGTCATTCGGATCAAGGCGCACCGCACCTTTGGCATCGCAGTGAAAGCACATGTACAGTGCCTTCTCGTGATCGATGGTGACGGAGAGGATGCGTGCTTTCTTGTTGGTGCGTGTCTCAGAGCAGGCGAAACAGGTTCTCCTGTAGTGCCCGCTGCCCTTGGCTAAAGCCCAAACGCGCACCGCATTCTTCTCGTCGTCCGTGTATTGCACAGGAAGTTACCCTTAAAAATGAAGAGGGCATCGCCTAATGGGGTGGAAACCAGCGATGCCCATGTGTCAAGGACCGGATGCTCGTCTGGACAAATGACACTAGAATAGTCTACTCCCCCGGTCGTTAGCCGACAACCCGAACCCGGTAATTTGTCAAAGAAAAACCCTTCCCGCAGGGTAGGACGGGAAGGGCTCTGACAAGACTGGCTGCACCAGATGCATGGGGGGGGTAGAGGGGGGCAAGCGGGTGCAGCCACTGCACACCGGAACATAAAGGCAGACAGGTTCTATTTCAATAGAGGTAACCTATCAGTTCGAACCGGTTCCACGGGACAACGACCAACGGTTCGACAGACCCTTCATCTTTTCGGTCCCGGCGTCCGTCCACCACAATGCGTGGCCTGTGGATCACGTCCCTGAAGTCAGCCATATGCACGCTGGCGTTCGGGAAACGCACGGCCAAGTAGCTGGAGTAACCCATCTCAATGAACTGCTTCGCCGCCGTCACCTTGTTCATGGCGATCCAGTAGCCTTCGCCATAGCCGAAGGGGATGCTCCATCGAAACTTCGCTTCGACAAAAACAATGGCATCCCGCATCTCTTCGTCATCGAACTCCACCTTGACGAAGGTGTCGGCATCACGGTCCCGGCACAGGACATAATCCAAACTCAGATACCGGGGAAGCTTCTCGAAATTGTCGCAATCGAAACAAGGAAGCAACAGATTGGCTATCGCTTCCTCATTCTCACGATCTTCATCCGTTTCGCGAAGCGGCATCTACCCTATCTTTGCAGGACTTCCTTGGCTGCAATGCATGCCTGTCTTGCGATGTTCAGATCATCGATGCGGCGGACGATTGTCAACCGCACCTCTTCCGTCTCACTAATGTCACGCTCCAGACCGGAGATGATGTTGTCCATCTGCTCGTTCATGGTGCGCGTGGCTCTGTCGGTGTCTTCGTTGGTTGCCGCCTCGACTGCCTTAGCCATGCCGGTCGGGGTCAGTACCGGACGAGCGAGTTCCGGACGGAGGTTCAGTGGCCTCACCTTACTCAAGCCAAGCTGGTCAGGCTTCTTCGGCTCCACCGTCTTCTCCAAGTTCAGTATCTCCTTGGCCAGTTCGTCTTCATTGATCATGCTCATGCCTTCAGTTCCTTTACTGCTTCATCGAACTGCGCAAACAAGGCGGTCATCGCAGCCACCTTGGTTTCAAAATCATCAAGCTTTTTATCCAACGTTTCCGATAGCTTACCGTATTCCTCTATCTTCAGTTGGACTTCCATGAGACTGGTGTTGTAGGTCATGGACCGATCCATGATCTCCCGCACCAGACGGTCCACTTCCGCCTTCTCTTTCTCACGGTTGATCTCTGGACCAAAGGTATCCTCACGAATGGCCGCAACCCATTCCTTCGGAACCCCCAGATCAGTCGCGACCTTCTCATCGTTCCAGTGCCCCCGATAGCCAGTGGTTTCGTCCGCGTATACTTCGTCTAACTTATTGTAAATGATACGTTTATCTGCCCTACTCATGGACAGACTGACCGGAGCCTCTGGCATAATCTGTTCCGTGGAAGCATGCAAATTTCCGGTAGAAATTTTCATGTCATCGAACGTGACGGGCGGCGGTATCGCCGTATCTGTCCGGATGTCGGTGTGCTTGGTCTTGATGTTCGCACCACCATTGGCCCTCTTACCCATGTCTTCACCCCTCCAGTGTTCGGGGCAGCGGTCGGCACGCTGATGTCCACCCACTCCCCATCCCTTATCCCGAAACCACTTCGCGGCAGCGATGGGATTGATCGCTCCTCGCCGCGAGTAGATCATCGTGCGGTCGCAATCCCTTGCGCTGCATCGAATGCGGACCCTGTGGAACTGGTCAGTCGGGTCCGCCGCCGTGACCATCTCAAAGCTTCTGTCATGCCTGCTCTTCTCATGCATCAGCCACTCCTCAACTTGCGGTTCGCATGCCACTCTTTCATCTTCTGGGATCGCACTTGCTTTTGATCGTCCGAGTAGGACGGTCTATGCCTTGTACCCTTGATAGATGGCAAGGGCAAACCCATCCGGATGAGGTACATCCGCACGCTTGATCCCTCCTTGTATCCGAGTGCCGGAGCCATTTCCTGTAGGCTCATTCCGTCACGCAGCATCTTGCGTGCCCGCACCACCTTGTCATCCACGTACCCGCCCGCGATAGCCATCAGTCGAGCACCTCCTCAAGCTGCTCTGCAATCTCCCGGCTGATTTCCTCCTTCAGTTCCTCCCGCTCCTGCTCGTCCGCCCACTCTTCGCGCAGGCAGTTCCAGTAGTCGTCGCCGTCATAGAGGTAGCAAGTCGATGCCGCCTGTGCGTTTGTGACAGAGCACAGCGCAAGCGTGATAAGTAGCAGTCTCATTTGTTTCTCCTTCATCTGTTATGGGGAAGCCTCCTCCCTGTCTGGAAAACCGCCAAGAAAACCAGACAGGGAGAAGGGATGGGCGGGGCAGTCGCTACACCTGACGCCCCCGTTCGCAGGGTGACTTGCGTTATTGTCCCGCCCGCTCCGATCCTTCGGTGAGGAGCCATCCCGAACCGATGGACCGGATTGTTCGACGGTATTCCCGGCCCGGTGATTTATCAACCGGCCCTTTCCGCATCACAGATGAATGAGATAACGATTACCGTTATTTATACGGAAAACCCCAAAGAGCCAGATAAGTAATTGATCTTAAAGAATAATGTTTTAGGAGGTAAGTTCTCACCCGTAGGCGTGTGAACTAACCTCCTAACTTCCGGACAATTTAGATTTCTGTCTGGCCAACAACCCAAGGTCTTCCATCATCCGGCCTTCAACCTTGTGCTCGGCACACAACCACACACCCGGCTTGTCCTTGAACACGCCGAAACCAAAGGCACCCCATCTTCCGCAGTAACAATTGTGCAGGAACATCTTGCCTACCTCTGCCATACGTCAGGTGCCTTGGCGTCTTTCGAATAATCTGTTTCGATGATCTCGCCATCTTTGGTGGCGCTCTCAAACACACGCCGTCCAACCATCCACCCGCTATCTTCACCAAGCATGACGCAGATAGCATCATTAGTCAGACGTGGTGTGGCGCAACATTCGATATCGATCTGCGTCCACTCATCCTGTCCCTTAAGGAACTCGAATGCCGCAGCCTCTGCCTTGTCCAGTGTCGGGAAAAACCTGTCTCGTTCTCCATCATTAAAGAACCAGATGGTCAACTGGATTGTCAGCGTGACCACCGGTTGTTCAAACAGATTTTTTTGGACGCAGTTATCCCTATAGCCCACTCTTTTCCCCTTCCCATATTTTCCCACCGTGTTTCCTTTTTTTTCGCTTCGCTACCGGTTATCCCTTCCGGCACCCTCTTAAGCCACGACCCCCCCTACCCCCCAGAGAACAGCGCGAAGTTTCCCGTCGCGCATTCTGGGGTTAAAGGGGGTGATTGCCACGGGGTCGTCTTCCCCTCCGAACGTTTCCAGCGGCACCTCGTGTGAAGTCCTAAGTTCCACACAGTCGGATGGTTAACCCTGCGCCCACGGATCATGCTGGCTACGAGTTGCACGTAGTCTCCCGTGAATGATCGATTGCCCAATCGACGGTGACCAACGACGGTCGTTCCCCTCGGTCTTGATCCCAAGGTTCGGTCCCTATAGGCGGGACTGGCTATGCGTATGCGCCGGACGGAGGGGATTGGACCCTCTACACCGTAGCTTGATTTTTCACCCCTGCACGGAAGGCTGTCAACCGATAGTCAGCTTTCTTTCTGGTTGATCTTTTCCCTGAGAAGGCGACCGTACTTTTTGGCCAGCGAAATCGGCAGGCCAGCCAGCGTGGTCATCTGGTTGCGCATGTCCTCGACATGCACGTTTGCCAAGTAACAGACGGTATCGAAGTCAGGGCTGGCCAGCCATGCAAAGACCTCATCCCTCGCCCGTGGGTCACCCTCGTAGATGTCACGGACTGACTGGCCGATCACTCCCCTCCAGAGACGATACACGGATGACTGTTCGTGGTCGCTGTGGATCAACCAGCCCGGTGACTGTCTTCTTACGGACCTGTCTATCGTTGACGTAGACACGTCCTTGCAGGGCGTCGAGGATGAGGCTTTCATCAAGGTCAGGGCGTCGGCTCGTGTAGTAGATTTCGAGTTCGACATGGACATCCCCAAGGAACATGGGATCAAGCGTCGGACACTGCATGGCGAACGCACTCAGGTAACCCAACGCCTCATCGCTTTTGATGAAACGGACTTTGCCGTTGACGTGTACCAGTTTGCGGGAGTTCGCCTTGCTATGTGGCTGACCGAGGATCACCTTGGTCCATGGAACCTCACGCCCGAGAAGGTTCTGTTTTTTCCTTGCCTTGACATTCTTCATGGGTCTGATGCTATGAACTGTCGTGTTATCAAACCATGAGCCGGGAGAAATATCCACCAGTCCCGGCGATCAAATTTTCCAGCGGGGTAGGGCAGTGAAGTACACCAACAAATTCAATCTGCCGGACACCATTGTCCGCGCAGCCTATGTCAACAACGACAAGTACAACAAGGGCGACGTGCACCGGTCGGTGACACAACTGATCCAGCCGCCGCGCATCGACATGCTGCGCAAGGCGCACTTCGTGGATATGGAGAAAGATATTTCGGAGGAGTGGTGGGCGCTGTTCGGCTCCGCTGTCCACCACATTCTGGAGATGGGGGCTTCCACCCCAACGCTTGTCGAAGAGCGGCTGGCCTGTGAGATCGATGGCTGGAAGGTGTCGGGGATGATCGACCTTCAGGAGATCACCATCGATGGTCTGGTCTTGTCCGACTACAAGGTGACCACCGCCTTCGCCCTGATGCAGGAGGAGGTCAAGCCGGAGTGGATCAACCAGTTGAACCTTCTCGCTTATCTGGTTCACTGCAACAAGCCGGAGTTCAGGATCGCGGCATTGCAGATCGTCGCCATCGTCCGCGACTGGCAGCGCACGCAGGCAGCGATGGATGCCATGTATCCGGTGGCTCCGGTGGTCAGGTTGAAGGTGCCGCTGTGGTCCGTCAAGCGACAGGAGAATTACCTGCGCGAGCGGGTCAGGCTGCACCGCGAGACGGAGATGCTGCACGAGATCGGGGTGCCGCTGCCCTACTGCTCCGATGAGGAACGCTGGATGCGCGACAGCAAATGGGCGGTCATCAAGGAAGGGAGTAAGAAGGCGGCACGGGTGTTCTTCAACGAGGCCGAGGCCAAGGAACATCTCAAGGAAAGGAAGAATGGCTACAAGGTAGAGTTCCGTCCCGGCAAATCGGTCCGCTGTGACGGGGATTATTGCGGCGTAGCTAAGTGGTGTGAGCAGTGGCGGCACATGAAGGAGCATGACAATGATCAAGCGGAACAGGGTGGTGCCGGTTGATAAAAACCGTGCGGTCATTTACGATGAGCGGGACTACGAGGCGACAGGCACAAGCTATCTTTCCCATACGGTCTACCTTTCAGAGGAACCGGCAGCGGTGGATACCGGACTGCTTGACGCCAGTGGCAACAAGATCATGCGTGATGCAGAAAAACGAACCATCGGGTTCATAAAATTTTAGGAGAAACAATGTCAGACGAACAGTTTGTCCAAGCCATGCAGGCACTGCATGAACTTGGAGATCAAGTGGCTGTCCCAATGAAGGGCGGCAAGTCCTACGTCATGGTCAAGGACCGCATCGAAATCTTCCGCAAGGAATTCGGTGATCGCTTCGGTATCAGGACTGAGGTTGATTACAAGGAAGGCTTCGATCAGGGAGCGCCGGTCGTGGCGTCTGCCTTCATCCTCAACAGCGAGGGACTTGTGATCGCATCCGGATGGGCTGTCGAGTTCGTCGGCTCGACCAAACTGACCGATGCCTCGCCGGTCGAGGTGGCTGAGACGAGCGCGATAGGACGCGCCTTGGCCTGCTTCGGCCTGCATGGTGGAGAGTACGCCTCACTGGATGAGATGCAGACCCACCAGAGGAAGGAAGAATTCCGCGCGGCACCACGCACTGTGGCCAAGCCAGCCAATGGCAACGGTCCCGACAGACCAGTTGAGCAGAAGCCAATGCCAAGCAGATGGTACGTACCGACTGTCGATGACTGGGAAATCCAGCCCGACGAAGCGGCGCAGAATGTCATGGACGAGATCGACCGCATCGATACCACCCATGAACTCGGCAAATACTGGGGTGAACTCAAGCCGTCGCTTGACACCCTCAAGAAATTTGCGGGAGCGCAGGACATTATCGCAGAGATCAAGGCCACGTTCGCAACGCGGCACAACACAGTGGGGTCAAGGAAATGAGTGACTGGGGTAGAGCACGCAGCAATCGTGGCCGTGGAAACTATGACGACAGGGATGATGACAGGCAGCAGCAGAGGTTCCCCAACAATGGCGGTCTGTTCCCGGTCAAGGATAAGCGTTCGGACAATTCGCCCGACATGAGCGGCACCATCCTGATTGCCGACGATGTGCTCGACTACATCGTGCGTGAGGCACAGAACGGCAACGAGGTGCTGATGGAACTGAAGGGCTGGCGGCGCATCTCGCGCAACAACACCAACTACGAGAGCATCGCCATCAACATCCCGTACAATGTCCGCATGGAAGAGGGCGGCAACCCCACCTACAGGTCACAGCGCGGTGGCGGCAGGCGTTACAGCCAGCCACAGAGACGCAGGGATGATGACCGTGGTGATCCGCAGGGCAACCGCTACTCGCAGCAAAGCGGTCGTGGCAGATACGACGAACGCAACCCGCCGCCACGCAGGAATGATGACGACGAGTTCTCGCGTGGCGACCGGATGCCAGACTTTCTGCGCGACGATGACGATGATGCCCCACCGTTCTGACCGGGAGTACCGGGTAGTTTACACACGGCGCAAGCGGAAGGAAGACCCGTTCCGTTTGCGTTCTTTCTCCTATCTCTACTTCATCCGTGGCAAGCCGTGCCTTCAGTGCGGCTCACCCGGTGAGGCCCACCACATCCAGTACGCACAGCCACGAGCACTGGGACGCAAGACCGGCGATCAGTACGCAGTTCCCTTGTGCCATCCCTGCCACATGAAACTGCACAACGATGGCATACCGGAGCGGACGTGGTGGGCCTTGCGTGGAATTGATCCAGTGAAATGGGCAGAGAGAAGCTACGAGGAATGGAGCAAGGAGCATGGCGTACACAACGACGACACCGGTTCTTAGTGCGACGGGGATCGCGCCGGTTCAGATCGGCAACCAGATATTCAACGGGCCACCTATGTGGGCGGATGCACAGATAGCAATTGGTGACCCACGCAATGTCATCGTCGCCGGGAAGAAGCTGAAGGTACTGTCGAGGTTTGAGCAGGGCAGGAACCGGCTTCAGCGCAATTTCGGTGAGGAGAAGCAAGGCATCGACTGGTACTACGAAGCGGTGCCGGTCGAGGAAGTGATCGATGCGCTTGGCTGGTGGAACCCGATGCAGTCCGGTCGCCCCAAGCTGTATGCCCAGAAGCTGCTCGACGGTCTGCCGTCTCCGTGTCCCGGCAAGGGGTTTCGCTGGAAGGCGTGTGGCCTGATGCTCTTCACGCCGCCGGAAGTCGGACGGCACCGCTCCAAGAACCGCACCTCATCGGCAGGGTTGGCCCTGCTCAAGCACTGGGCTGAGAGCCGCCCGAAGTTCCGCCCGTTCTTCAATGCTTACTACAGTGAGAAGGCAGAGCGTGAGATCACCCTGATCTGCGTGGACCTTGCGCTGGGTGTGATGCCCGCTGCTTGGAAGCAGATCATGGAGCGCAACAAGCTGGTGGTTGAGGTGAAGTCGGAACAGATCAGGAAGAGCATGCACGCACAGGCACAGGCCAACCAGACCTACAGTCAGGGAATTCAGTCAAACATGCTGGCGCAGCAGGCGATGCTGGCGCAGCAGGCCAACAGCATCAGTAACCAACTGTATGGAATGGGTCAGTCGGCAAGTCAGATTGGTCAGGGTCTTTTGGGAAATCTGTTTGGGGGAGGATTGAACATCAATGCAAGACGATGAGGAAAGAGAAATCGAATTGCTGTCCTCGAAATTCGAGGCAGTGAAGATCGCCATGAACCAAGACAAGACGGGGTTCATCCTCAAGCTGTCGGTCCACCCGAACGATGCTCCGGAAGACATCATGCGTGATCCGGTTGGCACCCGCTATCTGGTGGTGGCTGTACGGATTGGCGATGAGGGTGAGGCGATTGCCTCACCTTCTCTTCGTGATGGGATCGTGGCGGTTAATCTGGCGGGACAGCTTGCACGGGACAGCCGCTTTCAGACATGGCTGGTGCAGCAGGAATTATCGGACGTGATCTCCGAAGCCGCAGCCGCAGATGCCATCCGTACTCATTGCGGCGTGGTGTCACGTTCTGACCTTAAGACCAATGTGGCTGCACGCCGCCGGTTCCTTGCCCTGCGCGACGAATTCGCCAATGATCTGCGCCGTGGCACCGTACCAAAGGGGTAGATTATGGAAGAATATGAGTGGGCAATGAGCAGTTATGTGAGGTCGAAGAAGTTCGAAAAGCTTTCTCCGAACTCCAAGAGAATATACAGCGACGGCATCGATACTCTGGCACCGTACTTCAGCGGTGTCCTGTTGAAGGATATCGACAGGCCGATGGTGATCGCGTTCCGTGACGCACACTACGATCAACCGGGCAAGTGCCGGGTGGCGATCAATGTCCTGAAGAACATCCTTCAACACGCTTATGACAAAGGCTGGGTGACCGGCAATGTCGCCATGAACCTGCGCGACATGCCGCCGTCCAAGGAGATCGAACGCTGGCAGGAGGATGAGATCGACAGGTTCTGTTCGACCGCACCCTTCCACATCAGGGATGCCATGATGCTGGCGCTCTACACGGGGCAGCGACGTTCCGATCTGGTGCGCATGTGCTGGTCCGACATCAATGAGGAGAGCGGGTTGCTTTATGTGAAGCAGCGCAAGACGGGCGTCGAGCTGTGGATACCCATCCATCCCAAGCTGCGCCGTCATCTCGACGGGATGCAGAAACGCAAGAGCGTGCGAACGGTCTTCGCCCAGAACCACATCCTGACAAACCATTATGGGATGCCGTGGGTGCCTGAAAGTTTGCGTGCGGCTTTCAAGCGTCACTGTGCCAAGATCGGTCTGACGGGAAAGCAGTTGCATGGTGTGCGTAAGACTACCGCGTCGATCCTTGGCGAACTTGGTTGCACCGCACTCCAGATCATGGCGATCACCGGTCACCAGTCCCTCAAGGAGGTCCAGCGTTACACGGTGGGTGCAGAGAAGAGGCGATTGGCAGAGGAGGCCATGGCGAAATGGCAATGAATGTAACGCTGAGAACCAAGAATGGGGGAGAGGTGATGACCAAAGACCTTGGTGGTCTTCCCGCCTTTCCTGAAATCATTAACCGGGGTGGGAAACTCTATGTCCTGAGACGGGTTACGCCAGACAAGGAGAACGCCTTCTATCATGAGGCGAATGTCTTGGACATGGAAGAGGGGGAATAGATGGGGGAGGTTGTCGAACTTAACAATTACAAGGACATGACCCCACGCTTCTCGCTTGAGGCAACGATGGACGAGGAAGGATCATGGCGTGTGGCCATTACCGATTTCTATGACGACAGGATGGATACCCATGCTGTCTACCGGGAGATCGCGGAGGCGCTGATCCCGATAGCCGGGGGTATGGTCCACAGTGCCGAAGACCTTGAGCCGACGAAGAATGGCTGCATCATGACCAGCATCCTGCTCTTCCAAGGCGGGCACATCGACTTCCGCTCCCATCCTCTGGACACCAAGGAAAGGAAGGATTGGGTTTGCTCTGCCCTCGACCGCATCAAGCGCAACGTGCGCAAGGGTTGATAAATGACCGTGAAGTACGATATAAATCGTGCGGGCATAATGGAACAGGGCGAACCAGTATGAGTATCCATGCAACAAATCTGTGGGCCAGCATCGACAAGATTGCGGAGCAGGAAAACACCACGCTTCCAAGGCTTGCTTTGAAGGCGGGGCTTGACCAATCAACCTTCAGCCATGCACGCCGCAAGCGGAACTGGATGAGCCTGAAGACACTGGCCCGCGTGCTCAATGCACACGACATCACCATCAGGGAATGGGCGCGTCTGGTCGATGACAAGATGCCGAACCCCGATCCTGAAAACGTATAACCAGAGAGGAGATGGATAGTTCTTCCGAACTATCCTCTGATGGCGGCGGTCAATCGATTGCCGCCATCACTTCATTGGCGCGTCCAACGAGATTGTCCTGACGATCCTTCAGCATCTTGATCCGCGCTTCCCTGCTCTCCTCGGTGCCCTTCTTGCTTTCCCTGATCTTCTTGATCTTGGTGCTGATCTTCTTGCGGGCATTCTCAAAGGCGTTGATGCGGGCGGCGATCTTGTACTCCTTCGGATACTTCTGGATGATCGACAGGTACATCGCATCGTCGTTATCCCTGCGGGCATCCTTCATTGCCTTGTGTACGCGCAGCACCTGATCCCTGCCCTCAATGTAGTCCTGTAGGTCGTTGCGCGTGGTGATGGTGCCGTAGGCTTTGCGCAGGAACGGAATGTCGGTGGCTTCGATCTCCATCTCCGGCAGTTCGCCGGTCGCCCCGCCATACATCAAGCGACCGGCGCGGGCCAGAAATGTCCCGGTGCCACCGGTAATCCAATCGACTGCATACTCGACCTGATTGGGGGAGTACTCCATCTTGCCGGGTATGTAATCTCCCTGCCGACCGGTTAGCTGGGACATCCAGTCCGCGATGGAAACAAACAGCGGATGGGTGTTGTTCCAGTATTGCTGGCTGCGGTTTTCTCCAACGTTATCATAGGGGCTGACCGGTGGCGCGATGGGCTTGCCGGTGAAGTCCTCATTCATGTAGAGGTCCACTACCGGGTCGATAATCGATGGTACCACCCAGTTGAGGAAGGAGTTCGATCCGCCCATCGGGTTGAGGCTGTCGATCATCGTCATGCCGCCCGTGCTCATCAGTTCACCCATCGTGTACTTGCCACGCGCGGCACGGGACGAGGCGCGGCCCCAGTTGTAGATGCCGTTCATCAGGTACGGCATCGGTATCTTGAAGTAGCCGCGCTCACTGATGCCGAACGGGTCCATGAACACCATGTTATGTTCAAGCACGTGCGGCGGTATCTTGTCGTAGGTCTTCTCTCCGTCATCGTCTTCCGGGGAAAGCGCCGACATCAGCATGTCCTGCACGGCACCGGCTGCAAGCACCGACGCCCAGACATACTTCATCCGGCGCGAGCGGATGAACGGGTTGAGCAGCGCCATCGATCCCTGCATCGACGCATTGAAGAACATGTAGAAGGCGGTCATCATCGGTTTCATCTCGCCGCCCATATTGAAGTTGACGGTGAGGTTCTTGGCTGCGAATGCCGCCATCTCCTTTGCCCGCAACTGGTTCTGTGCATCGTGCGGGTCACCGCTGAGTTCAAGGTACTGGTCCCGAAGAACCTTGTAGGCGGCGAGACGGGTGCCGTTTTCAATGGCAAGGTTGTAGTCGGAGATAAACTTGCCAAGCGCCTTGAGCGGCTTCAGAACTTTGTGTTTGGCACCGGAGACATCCTCGGCCAGATGCTGGTTGATGTGGTCGATGGTGTCAGCCAGTTCACGGATGCCGAAGACGGCGGTATGTCCGCCATGCCTGCGGAATTCCTCATGCACCTTGGCCCACTCGCCGGTCGGGTTGCCGGAACGCAGCGACTGCCGCACCCCGTTGAGTGCCGGGAGAACCGAAGCGATCACCTTGCGGCGCACACCCTTGCGCTTCTGCTCGGACAGGTTGACCATCGCCGCCTCAAGGTCGCGCAGCATGTTGGCGATCATGAACTCCGGATTGTAGCTGGTGCGGGTGGCGGCAAGGAACCGGTTGACTGCCGCCAGACCTTTGATCAGGGAGTGCATGCCGGTGTTCGAACCCAGCCCGGACTTCGATCCCATCGCCCTGACGATCTTGTCGTCTTTCATCTTGATGTAGAATTGCTGGCCATCGACCTTGCCCTTGAGCACGGTCGGATCGGTCATCACCTGATTGTCCACTGACTGCACGACGGTGCCGGTCTTGACATCGTACCGGTATTTGGTCCTCGGCATCTGAAGGATTTCCGCCACGCCCGCCATCTGCGCCGGGTTGTCGAGGATCAGCTTGCGGAACGACTGCGCCACCTTGTTCTTCCCGGCCCGCACAATCGTCTCTTGGTTCTGCATGATGGCGTGGGCAATCAGGTCACGGCCCATGCTTTCGCGGCCAAGGGCTGAGTAGTCTTCCTTACCCCTGATGTTGAAGCCCTTGCCGGTCTTGGCAAAGTCGGACATGTCCTCATCCCTGAGAGATGCTTCGCCAAGGAAGCCACGGATCGGCACGTAGTCCTGATAGGTATCGACCGGGGTGCCGTCCGGATGCAGCAGGGTGCGGAAGTCGGGGGTCAGTCCGGATGCCACGCGGATGTCGTTGGTGGACCTGACGATGGCCCGCATGCGGGAGCGCACGGAGTTCGGATTGGTCGGCTCCATGAACTCCCGTGCAAATGGTTTGGTGGCAAACCAGTCGAGCACGGCCTGCGCCTCACCGTCACCCATGCCGGACCCGGCTTCGTACTGCATCGGTCGTTCGCCAGCGATGCGCTCGTTGCGCTTCTTCATCAGCGCATTTCGCTCCAGTGCATGCTGTGCATAGAGATAGAGTTCAGCCAGTGCGTGCTTGTGGTTGACCTTGTAGCCGTCGAGGAAACCGGCAACCCTTGGCGAGATGGTGCGTGCTTCGTCGTAGTCCCGGCGGGTGACGCTCAAGCCTTGGATGGTGTCCATCATCGGCTTGTAGAAGTCCTTGTCGTTGGCGGTCAGATGGGCGTCGGTCTGGCTGGAGTACAGTTGCTCCCTGAGATAGACATCGTTCTCGTTGGTGATGAAGCCGCCGTTCTTTTTCATGCGGTCGATCAGCCTGCCAATCGACAGCATGCGGTCCTGCAAGGAGATGATGGTGTCGTCGGCCTTCTCCTTCAGGAGAGCCTTCTGCCTGCCGCCGGGGATGGTCCAGTCGATCAGCTTGTGCAGGACAGGAGACAGGTTGTCGTAGGTGATCCTGTTGTGGACTTCGGACAGCCTGTCGATGGGTGGCACGGGCGGCACCCGTGTTCCGGTCGGTGCCGCCGCCGAATACTGTGGGTTTGCCTGCGCCTGTGCCTGCCGGACCATGGAGAAGAAAGGCTGGTCGCCCTTCTCGAAACTGTCCATCATCGGCTGAGTGAACATCAGGTCGTAGGTGTCGAGAGGAACGCCACCCTTCTGTTCGTCCATCCCCATCGCGGCATCCAAGCCACGATAGTAGTCGCCGTGCGCATGCCAAGACAGAACATGGTTGATCTCGTCCCGCTCCAGTCCGGCGGATTTCAGGATGTCATCCGGATCATAGTTGCGCCGGTTGCGGGTGACGTGCATCGCCGTCTTCAGCTTGTCGATCAGCGTCTCCGCGTCCTGCTTCTCGCTGTCGTGCTGGTACACGTCGTCATGGATGTTGTCCTGATGGTTTTTGTGCAATGCATTGATGAAGTCGAACATGTCTTCCCGTTCAGGCAGGGCTTCGGCGGCACTGAGAGACGGTCCCTCGTCTATCCCCAGTTCCCACGGCTCCGGCTCCCACGTCGGAGGACGATCCCTGCTTTGCACGACTGAGTGCTCAAGAACTGCACCGAATGGATCGGCAATGCCGCGTGTGATACGGGGAAGCTTGAGAAGGTAGCGGTTGACGATGGGTGAGACGGAGACATCTCCATAGGCGGTGTACTGGTTTCGCCCCTTCTCGTCCTGTGTCGTTTCCAATTCGCCATAACCCTCTGTCACGGCAACGCTTTCCGGAGAGCCGTGCCATGAGATGCCGTCATAGCCATGCTCGACTGCATGCCGGATCATGCGGCGGATCACATAGTCTTCCCAGTTCGATTTGAAGGGAGCGTTGGGGATAGCCAGTCGTTCCCGCGCCGCAGCCATCTCTTGGACCACATCGCTGTGCTCTTTCCTGACGGCATCGATCTGCGGTCCAAGATCGACCATTTCCTGTAGTCGCTCCTGCACCTGTCTGCGGTTGGTGAGTAGCCGCTCGTTCACCGCGCCACCGGTTTCGGCGCGTATCCTTTTCTCCATCTGTTGCAGCATCCATATCTGGTCAGCGATGACGACCTTCCTGCCTTCCAATTGGCGTTGCTTGTCGTAGAGAGCACGCGCCTCATTTCCCAACTGTTCGTACTTGGCTACGGCTGACTTGGAGTAGTAGCCAACCTTCGACCCCCGCTGATGAAGGTCGGACTGCATTTCCTCAAGGAACATGATACGTTTGCCGTCCCGTTCCACGTCCCTGAAACGGACGAAGGCCAGCACGTTCTCAAGCTTTCGCCTACCCTTGCCTGCGGGCACTGTCATGTGCCCGTTCTTGTCGAAGTAGTCCGGCTCCCCTTCCTTACCGGGGAAGGTGAGCGCCACTTCGGCATAGGTCTTGTCGGCCTTGCTGGTCTGGCTGCGCTCCACCCACTGCGGGCTGGATATCGCCGCTTGACCCAAGTCGGGGTGTGCCGGGTTGGCAAAGACGACAGCACGCACATTGGGTCCGGACGCCTTGACGAAGTTCATGATGTCGTTGCGGTGGACTTCCTCACCTTTCGGCAAGTCCTGTAGCCACTGCTTGATGCCCAGCCAGTTCAGTTCATCCGGCTTGATCCCGGCACTGGACAGCATCTTGATCCAGTCATTCTTCGGTGCCGTCTCACGGGTGACCTTCTCAAGGAAGCGCATGGTGTCGAGATAGAAGTTGTCGGTCTTGAGCAGCGAGTAGGTGATGTCGTCGGGACCGCGCGGACCCAGCCCGCCATGACCAATCTCACGGTCGGCAATGCCACCGGAGAAGATGGTGTCCATCAGGTCGGCGGCATCGTGCCGCTGCGACAGCCGCATCATCTTCTTGATGAAGTCGGCTATCTTTCTCAGCAGGCTGCGCTCCGGATTGCGGAACGCGGTCGGGTCGTTCATGTAGTGCCGCGCCATCTCGGCAATGGCTTCCTCGGCAAGGATGTTGGAGCTGGAGCCTTCGGCGCGGATGGCTGCGCGTTGCAGCCATGTGTACTTCTTGCCGGGAACCTTGGCGTTCACCGCATGCTGGAACAGGGTGTCCCATTCCTGCGGAGTAAGGAGATCAAGGCTGCGTAAGGCATGGATCAGTTCGTGGTTGAAGACCTGTTCCATCAACTGAGCACGCTGCTCGGTGGTCAGGTTCGGATTGTAGAGATCGTTGGCAATCCGGATCAGGTTGCCGATGACCCGCTTCATGCCATCCGGATCGGTGCGCTTGATGTCCTGTGAGGTGCCTTCGACAATACCGTCCGGCGCTTCTGGGTTGGTCAGCCGTGGCAGGATGCCGACATCCACCCGTCCCTTGCCCAGAACCTTTTCGCCGTAAGCTTTCAGGCTGTCGGCAACCGGACCCACCTGCTTGGTGAAGTCCTCCTCGATTGCCGCCTGCTTCTCTTCCGCTGTCTGCTGTTCTTTGTGCTGATTGCTTTCCGGGGAGTAGGCGGCATCGAAACCCTTCAACGCTTCGGTGGCTTCGTTCTCGGTGACGAATGTCTTGAGCAGCGTGTCACTGACCGTCCGCTGATCCTTGCCGGGGATGTGCTCATGCTGGAGTTCATGGATGCCGTACTGAATACCCTTCGGGTCTTCGCTTACGGTGGCTTCCTTCTGCCGGTTGGCCGGGATGTTCTTGTCGATCCAGTCAAGCGCCTCTTCGCGTGTGGCAAAGTTCACCTTGCGGCCAACCTTCTTACCGTCCATCTCGACGGAGAACGGCTTCGCATCGGCTGACTGCACCGCTCTGACGACATACTCACGGGTGCGCCGCTTGCGCCCCTTGCCCGTCTTGTCCACCGTCTCGCCGGTTCCATGCGGTTCAATGATCTTGATGTACTGGTCCTTGTTGCCAGCCGCATGGGCATCGCCACGCTTCAGTATCTCGTTGAAGTAGGCTTCTGCCATCGGCTTGGAGACGCCCAGCGTTTTCCTGATCCTGTCGATGGACAGAGTGCCCTTGTCCCGCAAGGCGACGACGGATTTCTTGTAATCGGTTTCGCTGATCGGTGAGACTTCCTCACCAATCTTCGGTGTCGCCGTTACCCGGCTGGCCTGCGGTGCTGATCCCTCCTGCGTTGTCTCTGAACCAGCAGCCGCAACACGCGGCGACATTCCGGTGACAGCGGACTTGTTGATGACGGCGTACTCGGTGCGGCCCTTCGGGCCAGTGCCCGCCACCACACCGTAACCTTGGTTAGCCAGTTCATTCATCCGCTCCTGTGTCAGCCCGATGATGGTGCCCTTCTGGCGGAAGATTTTGGTGCCGGGGGCGATGTCCACATTATAGACGGTGGGTGTGCCGCCCATCCTGCGGGAGAAGTTCTCGGCCTGTGACAGGTCTTCCTCGGCATGGCCGAAGAACCCGGCATAGAGACGGCCCTTCTTTCCGGGTCTGTCATGGATGAGGTTGATGCGGTCCTGCGTCAGTTGCGCATCGCCGGTTCCATGGATCAGCCGCATGCCCTCCTTGCCAACCAAGTCCGGCACGGCGTGCGGCGATAACGGGGCGGAAGGGACTGGTGCAGGGGGCGCTGGAGGTGGCGGCTTCGGTCCTTCGGTTTCCGTATCCTTCAGACCGGCGGGAAGTTTCTTCTCGTCGTCCTCCGTGAAACTTTCCACGATGTCGCTGGCATTGTCCGGCTGCGCACCGGCAACCACCTGATTGTCCAGCGGTTTCGCCAGCGCATCCTCAACTTGAGGGGGTTGGCCTTCCTGCTTGGGACCGAAAGCTTTCTGTCTGGCGGAAAGGTCGGCGGCTTCGGCGTCAATGTCCTCCTTCGCCTGCCGCAAGGCTTCTTGGTTTTTGGCTTCCTTCATGCCGCCGTGAGCACCAGCGCCAGCGCCGAAGATGCTCTCGACAATGCCGCCCATGATGGCGCTTTCGATGTACTCGGCCTTGGCCTTGTCATCCATCATCGGCAGTTCGGCCTGCCAGCGTTCCAGCCCCTGCTGGATCACCTCTTCCGACGCACCGGTTACCGCAGACAGCGCAGCCCCTTCGCCAATCCGCTTGGCGACAAGCGTCATCGATTTCTGCGTGGCCTTGGCCACCGCATCCTTGATGACCTTCTGCGTTGCTTTGGGAACGGTTGCCTTCCCGGCGGCACCGATGACGCCAAGAACGCGCAGTCCTATCTTGTCGGTGATTGTCTCGACGCCAGACTGGAGAGCGGTCGAGGCGTAAGCCTTGCCCCAGTCCTTGACGTAACCATGCTCTTCGATCTGCCGTTCGGCATTGGCGTTGAGCATCTGGGGTCCATAGCCCAGTGCGCCGCCGATGACGCCGCCGATGGCACCACCGATACCAGCCCCAATTGGCCCGCCAAAAGGAGCGCCAATAGCTGCACCAACGGCAGTCCCAACACCCATGCCGCCAAGACCCAGACCCATCGACGGGGCAGACTGTCCGATGGTTCCGGCGATGGCGTTGGCTTTGTTGGTATTGCTGTCGAGGAAGCTGCCCTCCGGTGTGCCATACGTATCTCTCTCAGCCCGCTGTGCCTGCGCTGCCTGTTCCCACTCCTTGGCCCGCGCAGGGTCACCCAAGGCTTCGAACAGTGACTGACCGGCGGTATCGACGCCAGCCTGTATTTCGTTCCAGCCACGCGCAACACCTCGACCGAACTGGGTCAGCATGCCGGGGGCTTCTTCCTTGGGGGGTTCAGTGGTGACCGCTGCCTGCGGCTTGGCTGTCAGGTGCGCGTTGATGCGGGCCATCTCCGTTTGGGATGGCGCTTCGCCTTTGATCCTGAAAATAATCGGGGTGCCGTTCGCTCTGCGTGCGAGAAACTGGCCCATCAGTCAGCCACATCCACGTCTTCGTCTCCTGCCGCAACGATTTCGCCACGGAGCAGGCTCTCCTGCATGGCAGCGAGCGTCTGCTTGTAGAGTTTTGCCTTGCGTTCTACTTCGACTGGATCGGCAGTGGCGTCATCGGCTGACGGCTCAAGCGGCTTCAAGGCTTTGGTGAAGTAGTTCCTGATGTCCTCGTGGGACAGCTTCAGTCCCTCTTTCTTCGTCTCCTGTTGCAGCTTGTAGCTTTCCCACTCGCGCTTGTTCCTTTCGGTGAACAGGGTCCGCTGATCCTCGCGTGCCTGTGCTTCCGCATCTGTGTACATCTTCAGTGCCGCCTGCCTGCGGGCGGTGTCGTAGGTCATCTGCGCTTCCATCTGCTTGCCGTAGCGGTCGGCACTGTCCTGAAGCGCCTGCTGATATTTCTGGAAACCCTTGTCGTAAGTTCCGGCGGCACTCTCAAAGCCTGCACCCAGACCTTCCCACATCGTCCCGGCACCTTTGACCATTCCGGCTGCGAGAGACAGTTGTGCCAGCATGGCAGTGCGGTCGAGATCGCGCCGCGCATTGGCATCGGCTTCCGCCTGCTTGGGATTGGTGAAGTCGAGATCGGGATATGCCTGCTTCATCTTCTCGATGTAGGCGTCCAGCGACAGTGCCCCGGTCGCTGTCTCTGTCGTGGTGCCGGGAAGTCCTGCCGCACCGGTAAGTTCTGTTGCATCAATCTTCGGTGCTTCGACAGCGGTTCCCGGTACGACGGCTGGCTGCTCTGCTGGCTTGTTGGGATCGGGAGGAAGCACCAAGTCTTCCGGCCTGAAGCGTGTCGCTCTGTCTTCTGCGAACTTGGTGTCCGGAGTAGGCGGCGGCATCGGCGGTCCCTGTTCGGGTGCGTTCAGCCAGCGGTTATGGGCACGCATCCGCTGGAGTTCCCGCGCATCCTCCTCTTCCGGGGTCAGCGGCGGCAGTTCGCCGGTCCTTGGGTTTCTCCCCTTCTTGGTCAGGAACTTGACGATGGAACTTTCAGATGGATCGTTGGGGTTCCTGTCAGGGACGACCAGCGGTTCACCGATGACATTCGGTTCAGCAATGATGCCGGTGGTGTAGGCACGGGGATCGGTTCTCTCTTCTCCCGGTCTGTAGCGGGTTGCCCTGTCCTCTGCCAGAACCACTTCCGGTGCAGGCTGGAAGCGGGTCAGCCTGTCCTCCAGCAACGGCACATCGTCATAGCCCTTGGAGATCAGGGTCGCTGCCGTGTCCTCTGCTACCGGTGGAGGTTCGAAGCGTGTCGCCCTGTCTTCTGCGAAGACGATGGGTGCCGCGTCTGGGCGTAGGTTAAGACCAGTCTCAAGAAGTCGAGTTCTTGTTGCACGGTCCTCCAGAAATTCCGGAGCCGACATGACATATTCATCGTCCTTCTGCCGGTCGGTGTCTGGGTAGAGCGCAATGGCAGGATCACTTGGGTAACCCATCGCCGTGTTGAGATCGACCGGTGTCCCAACAATCGGGTTTGGCGGATGGACAATCCGTACCGGTGGAGCAGCGACCGCTGCGGCAGGACGCAAGTTCAGTCCCGTCTCCAGTACGATGGGCGTGCGTGAGCGGGAGGCTTTCTTCTGTGCCGAACGGTCGAAAGCTTTGACGGCTGACCGGTAGAGAGAACGGATACCCCTGTCGATCAGCGGAAGATCAGGCGAGGCCATAGGCTCTCCTTTGCATAAAGAAGGGGTTCTGCATGAACTGCCGTGCATCGACAGGCCGCGCCACTGGTTGCGCCACTGGAGCCGGTGCCGGTGCAGCCGGTTGCTGTTGTTGTGCAAACAGTTGCTGCATCAGGAAATACTGGCTCATCGGGTCGCCTTCTGCCGCACCTTCGGCAGAAGCCATCTTGCCTGCGGTATCCGCTGCCTGCGTGGCGACAGCATTGGAAGCCTGCGCGGTTCCCGCTGCCGCCGCTGCGGTCGGATTGTTGAGCGCCGTCTGGTAAGCGGAGACAAAGCGGTCGGTGCCAATGCCCTGTTCGATGCCGCCGGGAAGCGAGGTCCATGTCTTGTTCAGTGCCTGACCGACACCGGCAAGAGCGGTCGGGTCACCGGACTGAAGCACTGCGTCGAGGTCGCCACCGGTCGCCGCCTTGTACTGTTCCTTTGCCAGATAGTAAGCACCAAGGTCTTGGTTCTGCGGCGAGAAGTCAGCGAGGTTGTACCTCTGGGAGATGTCATCCCACGTCGAACCGAGGAACTGGTAGCGGCCTGCGGCACTGGAAGTGTCTCCGGCATTCGGCCCCGTCCTGATTGGGATCGCTACGCCGGGATGCCGTGTGTAGTCATCGAAGGTCTGTCCGCCATAGATGACGTTGTACTTCCCGGCGCTCTCCGGTCCCGCAATCGTATCCAAGAGAGCGCGGGCCTGCGGACTGAGGGCTGAGACGACCTGTCCGCCGCCACCGGTATACATCAGCGGCAGTTCACCGCGCAGTCCGGCTTCGATTGCCGCCTGTTGTGCTGTGGTGTATTGCCCGCCCTGATCGGCATAGTTCCAACTCATGCCGCCACCGGCAGGCGGGGTTGCCCATTCGTCCAGATGGATGCCGCCGCCATGCATCTCCATGCCAACGCCGCCATACTTCTTCGCCGCCCAATACTGACCGAGCGGAGCCAGTGCATCGCCGCTTAACCGGTTACCCTCTGGGTCGATGACATAGACATCGGCGGCGCGTCCCTCGTTGTGACGCACGGAGCCGGTTCGCCTTTCACCGGATTGTCCGCCGCTGTAGACCCCCAGCCTGTAGCCGGGACCATAGACGTTGCTGACCGCATCACCGAGATAGCCATACAACTGTTCGGTAAGCTGCTGATTTCGGATGGCGTCTTGGTTCATGTAGAAGACGGGACCACCACGGGCCAAGCCAACGACGCCACCATTATGATACCCTTGCGGTGCTTGCGCCTGCGGCATTGAAGCAAGGCCGCTGGGTGCCGGAGGTGGCAGACCAGCGATACCACCACCGGGTTGGGATTGTGGAGGGAGCACTCCCGGTGGCGGCATCGCCTGCGGTGTGGCCGGTTGGGACAAGCCAGCACCCGCATAGATGTTCTGGATGTTGCCTGCATACTCTTCCGCCATCGACGGACGCTTGTTCTGGTTGCTGCCGGTGGTTGCCCGTATCCTCTTGCGCTCATGGATTTCCCCAAGCGCCAGCCAGCCGGGGATCGAACCGGAGGGAGAAGAGATTTCTTTCTGGAGGATATGATCGGGAAGGCTTTTGATTTCGGAGAAAGCCTGCGCCAGATCGGCCATTAGCTGCTTGTCCCTCTGCCGAGGTTATAGAGCGCCTGAAGACCCATCGCCGTGCCAGCCATTCCGGCGATGTTGTTCTGCGGCGAACTGGTGGTGATCGACTGGTTGGTTCCCATTGGTTGGCTGGCCAGCATGCTGGAGACAAAGGACAGGTTCTGGCGTGGCCAGTTCACTTGGTTCTGGAAATCCTCATAGGCCAGATCAAGCGCCCGTTGCTGTCGGTCCTCCTGCATCTGGCCGATACCGAGCATGGTCTGGAACCGCTGCATCTGCATGCTGTCCGACAGTTTCTGGAAGTCGGCCATCTGGCTGGCGGTGTTCCCGGCAAGCTGTAGTCCCTGCAATCCCAACTGCTTGCCAGCCTGACGCAACTGTTCCGTCTGGCTCTGTGCCTGCATACCGAGTTCCGATGCCGCCCGCCTGCCCTCCTCGCCTTGGGCATAACCGAACTGGCGGGAACTCTCGCCCATGCCAAGGGCTTCCAAGTTCTTGGCCTGATTGGCAAGCTGCGCCTGAAGGCCACGCCCTTGGTCCCGCTCAAACTGTTGCTGGGCATTCTCGAATGCCGCCTGTCGTCCCTGCACACCGATGTCACTGATGCGCTGTTGCGCGGCGTTTGCAGCCATCTGTTGCTGGACTGCGGCGCGTGACCCTCCGAAACCACCCGTCAGCCCCTGTTGGGACCGAAGCATGGTCATCTCTTCCATGGCCTTTTCTTGGGCGTCCCGCTGCGCAGCCGCCGTCACCGCGTCCATGTAGGGCGACATGTACCTGTCGCGAGCCGCCGCATCGAACTCTCCGGTTCGCACCTGATCGGCAGTGAACTGTCCGGCCTGCCAGTCGGCTGGTCCCATATAGGTGTTGTTGACCCCGCCAGCCTGATAGTTCTGAAGATCGACCGCACCTTGCGCCACGGTATTGGCGAGGCTTCTGGCGTTGTCGAGATCGCCCGCACCGGACGTGGCGAACTGTTGCGCCATGTTCATGCCAGCCGTGGTCTGCGCCGTCTGGTCCGCGATCCGCTGCCCTTCATAGGTCTGGTAGGGGCGCTGGCTTTCCGCCTGCGCCCGGTCCATCAGGCTGTGATAGTACGGCTCTGCGTATTTCGGCAGGGTGGACTGATAGACCTGTGAGGTCGAACTCTGCTTGCCGCCACCTTTACCCATCGGTCTTTTCCTTTATGTCGTACTCCATCAGGATGCCCATGCGCTTGCCGCCCCACTTGTCCACGTAGGCAGCGGTGCCGGGGCGAGCGACCATCTCCATGGATGTGCAGCCCTGATCTCTGGCGTAGTCCACGATGGCGTTCCACATGTCATCGAACCACTCTTCGCGGTTCTTGCCCGCGATGTAGTCGATGCGTCCGCACTTCATGCCGCTGGGATATTCGGTGATGACGAACACCAGCGAGCCGATGATCTCCTTGTCATGAAGCGCCAGCCACAGGGACGCCACGCCCTCAAGCAGCGATGTCAGGATATCGACATTGTGGAAGCGGCCATGCGTTCGCTTGATCGCCTTGTCCATGTCGGGACTGATCGACAGCCAGACGTTGGAGATGTGCTCACGCGGGACTGCGGTAATCATCGAACTCATCCCCGCTGTCCTCCTGCCTTCGGACCACCGGCATACAGACCGGAGCCACCCTTGTTCATCATCTGCATGCGTTGCAGATCGGTCGGCCTGTAGTTCGGGTCTTTCGCGTATTTCTGCTGGAGGTATTTCTGTCCGCCAGCACCCATGCCGCCGATGAACATGTCGAACTTGCTGATGCCCTTGTTCTTGGTTGAGGTGTCTTCCACCTTGGCTGGCGGTTGCCAGATCGTTTGTTTCGGACCCGCAACAAATTTCTCCGGCGTCTTGATCTCACTCATGTTGATGCCGCTGAACATGCTGCCGGTGTTGCCGGTGGTTGCTGCTGCGCCGGGTTTCCAAGAAACCGTTGCTGCCGGTGTCGCTGCGACAGGTGCCGGAGCAACAGGTGCCGGAGCCACTGGAGCCGGAGCGGCTGGCGCAAGTGTTACGCCACCCCGGCTAGCGGGTTCCCAGACTGCGCCCCCATTGGCGAGACTGACGATGCCGCCACGGTACAGAGAGTTGGGTGCGCCAGCGTAAGCCGGTACTTCAGGTGCCGGTGCCATCGGTTCTGTCGGTGTGACAGGGGCTGCTCCCGATACCGTGGACCCGAACGCATTGGTGATCGCGGCTGGCGTATTGGCAGCGGCCATCGGATCGGGTGCGGCTGCGGGCGGTGGGGTTCTCTGCTGGTTGAACCACAGACCGGCAAGTCCACCCAGTCCGGGTGGTCCACCAACCGGCTGTCCTCCCGGCATCATTCCTCCGGGTCCACCCTTTCCTGCCTGCATGGGAGCGCCGGGTCCACCTTTTCCTCCCGGCATGGGAGGCGGCGGTCTGCCTGCCGCGAACTGCTGGTATGCCTGCTGAAGCTGCGCCGCCTGCGGTGCCATCGGCCTTGGCGGCATCTGCGCCCTCGCTTGCATGGCGGCTGGTCTGGCTTGCGCCATGCGCTGCTGCATGGCCTGTTGATAGGGCCGTGCAAAGGCGGCTTGACCTCCCGGTGGCGCACCGGCACCTCTGCCTTGCGAAGCCAACTGGCTCAGTGCCTGTCCGCCAGCGCCCTTTCCACCACCAGCACCCATACCCATGACCTGTCTCCTTGTCCTATCTGCCACGGGCGAGTTCGCGCATGGCCCTTTGATATGCACCCTGACCCTTTGCCCATTCTTCCGTGTAACCGGTGCCGGGAATGGCTTGAGCCGGGATGTTGTAGTCCCTGAAAATCCCTTGCAGGCGGGACCGGTTGATCAGATCGGGTTCGCCCCAGATCACGTCACGCGGCTCCATCTGTTCCTGAAGCCGCTGCTCTCCGTAGTTCAGGATCACCGGGACTTCCTCGACCCTGACCTTGCCGCCCTTCTTCAGTCCGACGATGCCGCCTTGGGCGTAGGAACTGACCAGCCCTCCGGTATTCATCTGCGGTGGCTGTTGTGGCGAACCGGTTCTGGCAGTGCGAACATCGCCCACCATGCCGTCGAGCGCCTGCGCACCAGCTTGGGTGGAGCCGTTGCCCATTCCTGAAACCACATCGGCGGGAACCACATACTCGCCCTCACTGAGGGCGGCGGGTTGTTTGCCGTCGATCATTGCCGGGATGCTGTCCGACATGCCATCGCTGCGCCCTTCACTCTTCGGCATTGCCTTGACCCGTGCCGCCAAGTCCTGAAGCGCCGGTTCACCGAACTCCTGCACGAAGGACAAGATGATCGGCTGGGCATCCTGTGGCGGTATCTTCCCCTGTATCACCTCGACCGTCTGGGCGATCAGTTCGCGGTCATTGTCGGTGGTGGGTTCCGCCGTCTCTCCAGTGGGTTCCGGCTCTGTGCCAATCTGTGATGTGGGATATGGGCTGGACGGAATGTCCTCCAGCGCCGGGGCTTCATCGGTGCCGCCAGCGGGAACGCCCGCCATCGGGAAACTCAAGTCCTGCGGCTGCTGCATCTGCGGATCGACCATGCCGCCATCGGCCAGCGTGACGATGCCGCCTTGGGCGTACTGGTAGTTGGGGAAGTAGTTGTGTTCGCGATAGGCGGCGCTCTCTGCCCGCTCTGGGAAGCTGGCATCGCCACCGCTGTACTTGATCTTGGAGATGTCGCGGGACTTCTCGCCCTTCTCCTTCTTCTGGAACAGACCGCCCACCATGTTGCTCAGACCCTGCGCCCCGACTGCCAGTAGCGGGAGGTTCTTCATGGTGAACAGTCCACGGATGCCACCCTTGGCTGGAGGTGTGACGGCTGTCTTGACTGCCGTCTGCGCCGCCGGGGCCATCGTCGCGGCGGTGATCGGCGGATGCATGGCGGCAAACGATCCTGCCGCTGGAGCAAAGTTGGCTGCTGCCGAACCGGCACCTCCGACATGGCGGATCGCATTCCCTGCAACCTGTGCCGCTGGAGCCTGACCGGCACCAAACAGGGAGCCGATGCCTTTGCCTATCGCACCGACACCCTTCATCAGACCGCCCAGCCCTCCGGTCACCGTGCCAAGTCCGGTCGTGATGGCTGGAGCCGCTGCCGAAGCGAGCGTGCCAGCCGTCATAGCGGCGGCTGGCGCACCAAGAGCAGCCGCCGTTCCTGCTCCTGCTGCCGCTGCCCCGGCCCCCGCCGCCAAGGCTGGAGCCGCTGCCGTTGCCGCCGCAGCGGCAGGAGCAGCAGCCCCGAACAGGGATGCCAAGAAAGGCAGGAAGAAGAATGCTTCCGGCAAACCTGTTTGAGGGTTGGTGGTCAGACCACCGGGAATGAGCGAGGCAATGCCCTCCAACTCAGCCGGTGACACATGCAGGAGCATGGTGTCGCCAAACCTTCCCCGTGCCGCCACTTGTTGGGCAGCATGCCTCATGTCAGTCATGGCTTTTAGTCCTTATCTTGGATCGCGCGTGCCGGGATCGTTACCCGCATCCCCTTCGCCAGCGTCTCCGCTTTCTTCTTCGCCGTCCTCTTCCTCTTCCGGCTCCTCCGGTGGCAGTTCATTGGGAGCAGGAGGTGGCGTCTGTGGTTCTTCGGTGCTGTCTGGCCTTTCTGGATCACCAATCATTGCTTCTCTCCTTCTGGCTCAATGGGTGGGATTGGCGGGTTAGCCAGAAACTCCGCTTGGCGTTCGGCTGCGCTCACGATTGGGGCGTTACGCAACACTTCAGCCGGATCGGCTGGGATGCTCTCGACATCTGGGTCTGCATTCAGCCGCTTTATCTCGTTCTCGTATATTTCCTGCATGGCAGCTTCACAGCGGTTCTTGGTGAAGTTGGTGACCCACTCCACCGGGTCCACCGCTACATATTCGAGTGCTTTCATCTCTGCGTCGGTCAGTATGATCGTGATGGTCGGCATGGTCCTATCCCATCATGAAGCCGGTGAAGCGGGAGTTTGCCGGATACCAGCGATTGGTGGCATACGATGAGTACGAGTAAGGCTCGACGTAATCACCAGCGAGGAGATCATAATTTTCAGAGAGATTGCCCCAAAAGTAAGCGGCTATCCCCCAGCCGTGGCCGCGTAATCGATAATCAGGGTAGGAAGGATTGACCGTGCGCCCGCCCATTGCGCCATTCACGGCGAAGATCGGATGGAAATAACGGTCAGCAGGGGCTTCATCCTTGAGAAGGTACAAAGCAAGCTGGAACGCATATTTCCCATCGACCGGCGCAGTAAACCTTGCACTTGCACCGCTATAGCAATTGCTGGCGTTGATGATGACATTCGGCATCGAAAGCTTGTTCCATGCCCCTGCGGTCAGATAGGTCCAAGTGCCCGGTCCATTGGCTGAGAACAGCGCATTGTTCGGTCGCATCAGCGCACCCGCCAACGTGAGAGAGGTTGTTACACCCGTGTTGATGGTGAGTGTTCCGCTGGCCTGCGTCAGCGTCGTGTTGTTGATATCAAGTCCCATCAGCCCAACAGATACCCCTCAAAGCGCGAGTATTGCGGAACAATCGCAAGATCGGTCCCTGCGGCAGCATTGCGGAACTCCACATAGTCGCCCGCGAGAAGCGGAATGATCTCGGTGCTATCGTTGTCGCCGCTGTATCCCTGCGTCAGCCCATGCGTATATAGCCTGTGCTGCGGCCCACCGGGTCGCCTCCCGACACTATCGCCATTGACCCAGAACATGCCGTGAGCGTAGTTCACGCCCGCCGTAGCGGGGGTGTTGTAATATGCCGATGCACTGAACAGGTACATTCCGGCGACCGGCGCAGTGAAGCGCCGCGTACTGGTGTTGAAGCATGACCCGACATTGACGTTGGTGGCGTTGAAATTGATCGCAGTCCAAGCAGTCGTACCATAGGCAACACCGGCTGCGGTGCCGGAATTTCCGGCGCGGAACATCGGCTGCATGGCATTGCGTCGGAACAGACCGGCAGGCGTAATCCGCAGAAACTGCGTAGCCCCCGACATCACTTCAAAGCCTTGGGTGGCAGTCAGTTGAGTGCCGTTGAGATCGAAGCCCATCTAGCCCACCAGATAACCTTCAAAGCCGGAATAACGGCGATAGCAATTTGTGCCTGCCCCACTGGCATAGATGTACATATCGGCGTAGTCGCCCGCCGCCATGTTCAGAACGATGGCCTGTTCTGCCCCGTAAGAATGACTAGCAGGGTTAGGATGCCCGATAATCTGGTGCGGTCCCACTGCAACCCCATTGATATAGACCTGTGCATAGACCCATCCCGTTCCAGCCGTTGACGATGCCTTGTTGTGATAGCTGTAAACGTGGAACCAGTAGCGCCCCGCAACCGGCGCGGTGAAGCGGTTCGATGCATATCCCTTGTTGTAAGTCGTGTTGTTGAAATAGTTCTGGTAGACCCAAGTGTCAGCGGGCTGTGCAACCCAACCGGGATCGGTGGTCAGGCCAGCGTTGAAACCCGGCTGGTTCGGCGTGAAAGAACGGCCTGTGGTGTCGATGACCAATCCATCAGCGGTCCCGGCAATCTTCAGGGCTTGCGAACCACTGGCTCCTGAGATCGTGAAAGCGCCACCGATATCGATAGGCATCAACCCACCTTTTGCAGAACGAACTTGTAGGTCGTGTTCGTCCTATTGTTGGTGATGAACAGATCGTCCGCACCCTCCACGATGGTCCAGTCTCCAACGTTGTTCTTAAGGCTCAGGTCCGAAGTGTAGATGGTGCCGAACCGCTTCGTGGCTGAACCAAGATTGGAGAAACCGTTGGCGTTCGGCGTTATGTGACCATACAAAAGAACATCCCCACCAAGAGTTGTGGTGGTGTTCCAGAACTGTGCATTGCCATTGAACTCAGCGTTGACCTCTGCAATGAACGGCCCATTGATGAGGGTATCGCCATGCACGGTGAGGTCTTCATTGATCTCCAACGATCCTGTCACAATGTCGCCAGCCTTGGCCACCTTGTCATTGGCTAGCGTTGCGTCACCGGCATCGACGTAGGCTTTGGTCGCGATATCCTCTCCATTAATGTTCGCAGCTTTGGCTGACAGCTTATCGGTAATCACTTCGTCGGCTGTCAGTTTGCTGACATTGAGCGGTCCCTTTGACAGGATGCGGGTCATCCACTGTTCGATGGTGTGATAGGACTGCCAAAAGAAGGGAGCGTCGAAACCATCTCGCTTGGCCTGTCCCAAGTTAGGAGCGGATAGGTCATCCCTCATCGCTGTCCATCCGTCCGTGCATCGATGCGAACGATACCCATACGCCAGTTGGTGCCGGTCGTGTTGCTCTCCGCTCTGACCGTCATCGACCGTCCGCGCAACCGGACCCACGCCTCTTCGGTAAACTCTTCGATGGGAATGGTCGCGGTGCGCTGTGTTTCCCGGCTCTCTTCCTGCACGAAGCCGCCACCCGGTTTGTCCATCATTCTCAAGACGATGTTCATCTGCGGCGCATCGGACGATGTTACGCCTTCGCGGAACGTAACATCGGGTAGGATACGCCGTACGAACATCATCTTGTCGCCCTTGTCGAAGCTGCCTTCCGAAGACAGTTCAATGGGGCCGCTTTCGATGAAGGCATTAAGCGGTGAAACCGGTGAGGTGGACCCGTCGTCGGCACCGACATCGTGGGCGAATATGCGTCCATCATCGGTCGCGGCAATCGCTCCATGCAAGGCATCGACATCCAGCCATGCAGTGCGGTGCAGATTGCCGAAGGTCCATATCTGCTCCATCACATTGAAGGCGATATAGCTGTCAATCATGCCACCGCTTTCGGCGCTTGGATAAAACCACAGCACTTCGTTGTGCTTCTGGTTGGCGCTGGCATAAATCTTCGGGAACTGGTCGGTATCCATGCGGTCGGAGACATAGCCCCAAATCGGGCAGGGCACCTTCTCCGTGCGCCCCGAATAGGCATAGATGCCGGAGCGTCCCATCCAGTAGACCACGCCATTGTAGGAACAGACCGCCTTCATCCCGGCAATGTCGGACCAGCGGTCGAGGAGTTCCGCCACGTAGATCAGCGGCGCACCGACATACTGGACCGAGTACATTGCCTGATCCGTCCACACCAGAATTTCACGCGCCGTCGCATGACCGGCGACAAACTTGGAGCCGTTCGACAGCGGCAGGGTTCCGGCAGTCCCGGTCGTCTTGTTGGCGTCATCCCAATTGAGGATGTTCTCTTGACTGCACCAGCGGAATGACATCGGTTCCTTGATGCCGCCTCCCATGAAAGCCGATGCGCCGAACGCCAGACAGTGCCGGTCACGGTGCGAGATGATAATGAACTCCGCTTCCTGCGGGGCGTGCCCATCGGCACCCGGCGTGTCGGGACCGAAGAAATCTTCAGGGATGTCGAGGATGTTGATCATCCTGTTCTGCGGTGTGGTGGCGTCCCAGTAATAGATGCCGCCACTCAGTGGACAGGCGAGCAAATCCTCGCCCCAGTTGTCCTGCGACCAGATGCCCATTTGATCCAGAATGGCCTTGTCGGGTTCGCCGCCCCATTCCTCTTCGTTCCAAGTCAGCGATCCCCAGCCGCCGCCGATGATGTAGTCGTCGGTGCCAGCGCGAAGCAGATAGCGGGCCTGAACCGCTGCTCCTCCTCCTGTTGTGGTTGCCGTCGCGGCAACAGGCAGGGTGACCGTGTAGTGGTTGTCATCCACATAGGACTGGATGATGTATTCCCGGTTGATGTTGTTGTCGCCACTGTCCGGCAGTCCGGCAAAAGCCGTTGCGCCGGAGATGAACACCGTGTCACCGGGGAAGTGCTGGTGTGTATTCTGGGTGATGGTCATCACGGTTGAGCCATCGGTGACACTTAGTGGATCGGTGCCGAGCGTCACTGCCGGTCCAGCCCATGGTGTTACGTCCCACTGATTGTCGTCTGACAGCATGTAGAACCGCTTGGAGGTTCCGGCGCTCACCCACGAGAACCCCTGTAGGTCGCCGTGCCGATGCAGCGAGCGGCAGATGCCGTCCATCTTCAGGCCGGGATACTCCTCTTCCCATCCGGCCCATTTCTCCGGAGTGCCGTCACGGAAACGGACGAGCGAGCAGTCGAACCACGTGCCAGCCGTGGCGTACCTTGTGGTGTTTCTGACCAGACCGGGCGCAATCTTCAGGCTTGTCCAACTCATGAGTTCGCCACGCCTCCACCATACGGGCCGTTATTGGTGCCGGGTGACCAGTATCCCCACTTGGATGCCGCATAGATCGAATAACCAGCAGCACCACCCCCAGCGCCCGCCGCTCCTCCATAGCCGCCGCCATAGTTTCCGCCATTGCCTGTCGCCCCGGTATTGCCGGTATTGCCGACCGCGCCCCACGACCCTCCCGTTCCACCGGTTCCGCCATAGCCGCCGGAGCCTGCATAGGCTTGACCACCGGCACCGGGAGAACCACCGCTGCCACCCTGATTGGGGGAGTTGTAACCGATGCCGCGCCCGCCGTTGCCGCCAGCACCACCCCCGCCACCACTGGTGATCGTCCGGCTGTATGCCGTGTATTGACGGTAAATCTCGTAATAGCTTTTCCAGTAGGTCGGGTTGGGCGGCTCGTGCGGGCCGGGGGAGCCGCCGCCATAAGAGTTCTGTTCCCGTAACGTGTGCCGGTAGTAGGTGTAGGCACCGTTGGCAAATGGGTTGGCCAGCGTCGTAGCGGAGCCGACCAAGGTGCCAGCCCATATGGCGGTATCGGTTCCACCGCTGTCGGTCATCCAGCGATAGGTACTCTTGTCGTAAGCCGGTCCTTCCTGTGCGGTGTAGGGTGTATCGTAATAACCCGGTCCTCCGGT